AGTTGGAATATAGTTGTTACAAGTGCCACAGGTGGTCGTTATATACAAGTTACCGTAAGTGATGGTGCAGTTGGCCCAGTTGCAGGTGAGACTTATTATGTACAAATAGATTACACCAATAACACTCCTGCACCTGCAACAACAAGTGCTAAATTAGGATGGATTAAGTTAGGTAGTCAATTGGGTGGAGGTTCGATAACTTATTTTGATTTACAAAATGCAGGGACTCCAATAATTGCCACAGGTGTATGGGGTACATCAGCAACTGCGCCATTGAATTACTTTGATTTGAAAATACCTTCTTGGGGAACTGGAACGTATAGCGGAAATATTTACGTGACTATTGGATTCGGTAACTGCCCATAAATTTAAGAAATGGAAACAGCATTAATATTATACACCCAAGCGGACAACACTCCGTATTTGGTTGACCTTTACGAGAACGAAAACATCTCATTGAATTACTCATTTAATGACATCAAAGACCTCACACCAAGAGGTAACTATTCTCGGACTTTTCGTATTCCATTTACTGAAACCAATGCAAAGATTTTTGGATTCATTCAGGAGAATACATTTCAATTCAGTGGCTTCAATCCCAAGCGTAAAATCAACGCATCAATAACGGTTGATACTATTCCAATCATTGACGGATACGTGCAGTTTAAAGCTGCCTATACAACTAATGGTGAGGTAACTGATTTGGAGATTGTATTTTTTGGAAATGTGGTTGATTTCTTCAAGACCATTGGAGATGCTGATTTCAAAAACTATATAGCGAGTGAACTCCAAACCAATTTTCCAATTGATGTAACATTCAGCTCAATTGATACGGTTGCATCTTATAGCCAAATACAATTCGGGTTAACGGATAGAGGTAACAAATGGGTGGGCAATAGCTTATCGGATGGTCGCTCAATTTATGTTAACCCATTTGATACATCGGAGGCTATTTTAGCCGAAATTGTAAAACCATTTGAACTCACTCCATTTGTATCTGTTCAGTACATCTTTGAAAAGATTTTTGCGTTAAGTGGTTTTGAATGTAATTACACGGATAGTGCTACACTGGTCGCTCAAATGCAGAAGATGTGGATACCTTGGACAAGTGAAGGTAACACAATGGTGATGATTGGTGGCAATGGTGACCAAGCGGTATATAAAGTTGAAGGTGGGATTGATAACGTGGGATTTGATGGAAGCAATTTTGCACCTGTAACTCTTGCGGATGGTTCAAATATTTATAGTTATACCGTTCCTGCGATGAATGTCATAACTGATCCAGGTACGAATGTAACGGGAGACAATATTTATACTGCGCCATTTAGCGGAAACTACATAATCAATGCGGTGTTATCAATCAATCAATTTGATTTGTGCATTGGTGGTGCAATTCTTGGATTTTTAAGAACAACTCCAAGCGGTGACAAATTCATCACACCAGTCACTTTATCGAATGCATTTACATTTGGTTTTTTTGGTCAACAAACAGCAGCAGTAAGTTTAGGTGAAACAACAACGAGCGAATTTTTTTTAGAGGTTGGAACAACAGTCGAATTAGTTTTATGGGGTGATTTTACCATCACTGCCCTTCCTGCAAGTGCATTGGAATTTAAAGATATTAGCACAGAAGGCACTGCACCATTTGACCAAAATTCAAACATCGAATGTGTATCAGCATCCAAGACCTATGGCAATGCAATTGATTGGGCGGTCAATGCGCCGATAATGAAATGCAGTGAATTCATTTCGTCTCTTTTCAAGATGTTTAATTTGGTAGTGATACCAGATGATGTCAATCCAAAACTGCTCACGTTAAAACCCATTCAAGAATATCTTGGTGAAGGCTCAACAAAGGACTGGTCAAATAAGTTGGACATATCAAAGGACATCACATTAACATCAACTGCTGACTATCAAGCGAAAAAAAATCTTTGGACTTACAAAGCATCAAATGACTATTTAAACAATATCTACAATTCACAAGGAGACCGCATTTATGGTAGATTGGAGTTGGTTGATCCCGAAAATGATTTTGCGACTAACGATTACAAAGTTGAAACTTTCTTCTTTCCATCTCCTTGCGCCTTGATTAACAACACTGATTTAGCCATTCCAAAATATATCAATGACGCAGGTAGTTATGTATCACCCGGTGCAAGAATTCTTTACAAAACTGCTGACCAAATAAAGATTGATATTTACGATAATGAGACTGGCAATTTTGTTTCAAGATTTTTCCCATTGTTCAATCATTACACAAGTAATATTCCATCCATTGCAGATGAAGATTTGAACTTTGGTCAAGAGGTCTCTTTACAACGTATCGAATCACAACCTTGGAAAACGCTTTACGCTCGTTATTGGAACGATTACATAGCTGACATTTACGCACCTGATGCACGAATAATAGAAGCATTCTTTGCCCTCGAATTTGCCGACATTTATCAATTCAAGTATAATGACCAAATCTTTATCAAAGATGCATACTGGCGCATCCTTGAAATTAGCGACTATGTAGTAGGAATGCAGGATAGTGTGAAGGTGAAACTCATCAAGGTAGTGAGTGCGCAACCCGATTGCTTACTTATTCCTGATAGCGTTATCAATGCCAATGGCACTGTACCATTTTTGGATGGGGATGGCAACCCTGCCGAGGCAACTGAATCGTGTTGCAACTTTTACGGATACTTATGGGTAGGTGGCAATTGCTTTGCGAAGGTACCAGACGGAAAGGAAAAGAATTTAAAAGCAGGAAACTCAAATGAATTGCTTACCACAAATCCAATAAAAAGAACCGATGCCACTACATTGATTGCAACTCCCAACAATAGCATTGATAAAAGCGTATTGAATAGCGTTATTTATGGTGAAAATAACGTAGTAACGCGAAGCGTATCTAATAGCTTGGTCGGTGGCACGTATGCAAAAGCAATCAATAGAGGTGTGACCATTGGTAGCGGTGGTACTTACGCAGGTCAATACCAAAGCGGAATAATTCAGTTAAGCGGTAGCGGTGATTTCACCAATGACACTACACCAATAACGCTAACGAATTCTGGCAATTATATAACGATGCCAGATGATTCTGTTTGGTATGCTAAATTGATGTTGACAGTGGGACAAATCAATCTCGGAATAGATGGCAATGGAGTAGTTGAATTCAACCTTCATTTGGCTACATCAGCAGGGGTGTTGTCCATCAAAGATGCAATTATCGTGAGTGAAAATCTTGAAACATTCAGTGGTAATTTTGAGTTCGATATTGACATTAGCGGATTGACTTTTGCACCACGTTTATTACTTAAAAATGATACCTATCCACAAGACAATATCTTTGTTGGCGGTCAATTAATCTATAACCAATACCACTATGAATAATCCACAGCAGACATTTAAGAACATTTGCGAGATGCAAAAAATGGGCATTAAGTCAACCCATCCATCGCACGAAAATAAGCTACCAAATTGGCTAACAAAAGGCATCAATTTAAGCGTTGTTGCTACTTTAATTTGGGGAACATATCAATTATTAAAAATGATTTTCAATGGCTGACAATAAGGTAGTTTTAGAATTCGAATTACAAGGTAACGCAACCGAAAAAACGCAATCATTAAGGGCGCAGATGCGTCAATTAAGGGAAGAACTTGCAAGGCTACCCGAAGGCACTGCGGAATACAATAAGGTGCAAAGGCAGTTGGGGGAATTGACCGACAAAGTGGGTGATTTAAGTAAGTCAGTAAACACGTTAGCAGGTGATCCGTTGGAGAGATTGAACAACTCCTTTGGGATGATTGGCTCATCTATCTTATCACTTGATTTTGGCGCAGCACAAACGGGATTACAAGGTGTAACCAGTGCGATTAAAGATTTCAAATTTGGAGACCTATCAAAAGCGGCCAAAGGATTTGGAAGTACAATGATGGATTTGGGAAAGGCATTACTTACCAATCCAATCTTTTTAATTGGCGGAATCATTGCTTTAATCGTTGCGAATTTTGAGGCATTAACAGAGGCAGGTGGATTGGTTGGAAAGATGTTTGGATTTCTCAAAACAACCATTGATTCAGTTACGCAAGGTCTTGTAGATTTTATGGACTGGATAGGGTTAACCGATTCCAAAGCTGCGGAACGTGCGGAGAATGATAAGAAAAGAGCAGAGGAGGCAAAGAAACAAAAGGATGAAGAACTCAAAAAGGCAAAAGAAGTTGAAGAACAAAAAGAAAAGTTAGCCAAAGAGGCAGCAGAGAAAGAGGCTCAAAGAATTCAAAAGATTAAGGATGACCAAAAGTCATTAACCGACTTTCTTAAAGCTGAACAGGAGAAAAGGTATCAAGAAACTTTGTCAAATGATGATAAAGAATTGAGGCAATTGCGTTTGACTTATTTAGAAAAAGAAAAGTTAGCGCACGGTAACAAAGAGTTGCTTCGTCAATTAGACGCATCTTATCAAGCTGATGTAAAAGCATTACAAGAAAAACAAGCGGAAGATGATGTTGTAATTCAATCAAAAGGAATTGAAGTTAAAAGACAAGGTCTGCAAATAGTTTTTGATGAAACAAAAAACAATTATCAGCAGTTAATTGATGAGCAAAAAAAGAAAAATGAGGAGGCGATAGAAAATGAAAGATTATCACAAGAGGCACGTGTTCAAATTGCTCAAAGTGTATTGGGTTCATTGATGGCTCTTAATGATGCGTTTGCAGGTAGTAGTGAAAAAGATAGAAAGAGAGCATTTAATAGAAACAAAGCTCTTGGAATTGCACAAGCCACAATCCAAACCTATCAAAGTGCTACTGCTGCTTACGCATCGCAGTTAACTATACCAAGTCCAGATGCACCTGTAAGAGCAGGAATAGCGGCAGCCGCAGCAATTGCCGCAGGTCTTGCACAAATAGCAGTCATTTCCAAAACACAATACAAAGGAGATAGCCCATCCGCATCAGGTGGAGGTGGTGGCGGTGCAATGGGTGGAGGTGGTGGAGGTTCAACCTCTGCACCTGCGTTAGACCTTTCCTTTTTAAACAATGGACAAACGAAAGCTCAACCGTTACAAACCTACGTTTTAGCTACTAATGTAACATCGGCACAAGATGCGCAACAGAAGATTTTAGACCAATCAAAATTAATTAAATAAAATGAAAGAAGAAGAAGTTAAAGTAATTGAGTACACCATTGATGACAGCGGATATCTTGGAGTACACGCAATGTCATTAGTCGAAAATCCTGCTATTGAAGTGGATTTTGTAGCATTGTCAAAAACACGCAAAGTACAACAGGCTGCGGTTGAGGAAGGTGAGCGCAAGATGGTATATGGTGCGGTGATGATTCCCGAACAATTGATCTACCGAGTTGATGCCGTAGGGCGTGAGTATTATTGCAAGTATTCAAAGGAGACAATCAATAAGATAGCGCAGGAATATCTCAAAAGAAATATGCACCATAACTCAAATCTTGAACACGAGATACCAGTTGCAGGATGCACGGTTGTGGAGTCTTGGATTACAGAAGGTCAATTCGATAAGAGTCAAAACTTTGGTTTCTCCTTTCCGGAAGGAACGTGGTGTATTGGGATGAAGATAGATAACGATGAGGTGTGGGCATCCATTAAGCAAGGTGATGTTAAAGGCTTTTCATTGGAAGGTTTCTTCACTGAGATAAGTGATGAATATATGACTCAACAAGAAATCGAAAAGATAATGAAGGAACTCGAAAACGAGTTAAGCGGTATGTAAGATTACACCGAGTGCAGGTGTATGTTACCCGACAAAAAAGCCCTCCACGTTTGGGGGGCTTTCTTGTTGTAACAACTAAACAAACGAACCTAAACAAAAACTATGCGGGAACAAAAGTAGGGGTTTTGCTACTTATGATTAGAAAAGAAAAAAAGTAGATATGAACAAAGTAACAGAGATTGTTTCAAAGTACGCTGATAGATTGAAGGCATTTGGCATTCAACTTTCTGCGGATGGCGAAATCAAAAAAGAGCAACAGATGGCAATGGCCATTCTTGCTGATGGCACTGAGGTATATTCACCCGATGCTGAATTCAAAGTTGGTAGCGAGTTATTCGTTATGGATGCAGACGGAAATCCCGTTCCTGCTCCCGATGGTGAGCACACAACTGCTGAGGGCAAAGTAATCGTGGTAAGCGGTGGAGTTATCGCTGAGATTAAAGAGCCAGTTGAAGAAGAGCCAAAGGTAGAGATTGAAATCGAAGAAGAAAAACAAGCTGCTTTCGATGGAGTAAGTCGCGAAGAATTCGAATCAACAATCAACTCTTTGGTTGAGGCATTCGAAGCGAAGATTGCAACATTGAACGCAGAGAAAGAAACTCTTTCTGCTACCATCGAAAAGATGTCAAAGCAACCTGCTGTTGATTCAGTAAAGAAATCTGTTGCAGTTGCTCAAAAGAGCGCACCAATTGACTTAGGCAAAATGGATTCTAAAAACAGAATCTTCTCAATCATAAACAAATACAAATAATAAAAATAAAAAAGAAAAAAAATGGCTGATTCATTGACCATTAACAATTCAACCTACGCAGGTGAATTAGCGTTACCGTACATCAACGCTGCCATCCTTTCAGGGGATACATTGGCAAAAGGATACGTTACTCTTAAAGAGGGTGTAAAATACAAAGCTGTATTGAAGAAGTTGTCAAACGCTGCTTCTTTGGTTCAATCTGCTTCTTGTGATTTCTCACAAGTTGGATCATTGAACTTGGATGAGGCAGTATTGACTGTGAGTGATTTGAAAGTTAATTTGGAGTTGTGCAAAAAAGAATTTGCACGTGACTTTGAAGCTTCTCAAACTGGTCGCGGTTTCATCAATGATGTAGTTCCTGCTAACTTTCAAGATTTCTTGATTGGATATGCTGCTGCAAAAGTTGCTGAAAACATTGAGTACACAATCTGGCAAGGTAACACCACTGTTGGTTCTACTTACCCTGCATTCGATGGATTCGAGAAAGTAGTTAACGTAGCTTCTACTTACTATCGTGCAGGTTGGTCTGCAACAGGTGGAGTAATGACTGTTGGAACTATCATCGAAAACTTGAATCAAGTAATTGATAACTTGCCAACTGCATTGATTGGAAGTCCATCAACTAAGTTGTATATGAATCGCCAGTCTGCTCAGTTCTATCGTCAAGCAGTTGCTGCCGAAGGTTATTTGCAACAATTCCAAGCTTCATCCGATTTCAATTTGCAGTTCAACGGATATGACATTTATGTTTGTCCCGGTATCAGCAATGGAACAGTAATCGCAGCACAAGACACAAACTTGTTCGTAGGTGTTGATGCTAACTCCGATTTCGCTGAGGTGAAAGTTGTAGATATGTCTTTGACTGATGCATCCGATAACGTACGTATGGCTATGAGATTCCGTGTTGGAGTTCAAGTAGGTGTATTGGGTGACGTTGTTTATTGCTACAACGACTAATATTAACCACAAGTAGAGGGGAAGGTGGTTAACTCTGCCTTCCCTTTATTTTAACTAACTAAAAAAAATAAAAATATGGCTTGTGAATTAACCGCAGGATTTACCCTTGATTGTAAAGATACCATTGGTGGAATCAAAGCAATCTACTTGCAACAGCACGCTGACTTTTTGAGTGGTGTTACCATTGACGCATCAAGCGAGGAAGTTGATGGATTGCCTACCGCATCCATCTACAAATATACTTGCCCTAAGCATACTGGTAGCTTCAATGAGGAAGTAGCGTCAAGCGTTGAGAATGGAACTATTTTCTACACTCAAACTGTTGCCGCTACCTTCTTTGCTTTGAGTGCTGCACGTAGAAAGCAATTGGAATTGGTTGCTAAAAATCGTCTTATTGTTTTTGTTCAAGATAACAACAACAACATATGGATGGTTGGTAGAATGGATGGCGCAGAAGTTACCGCTATGACTACATCAACAGGAACTGCGAAAGGTGACTTAAATGGTTATACAATCACCTTCACCGCAGAGGAGGCTCACAAAGCATACCGTTTGGAATCTTTCACAAGTACTCCTTTCGATAACTTTGCTTCTATCACTGTTGTATCTCCAACTATTTAATTTATCTTTGTAGGTAGTGAATTACTTACAGACTAATACCGCCTCGCAAACCCTTCTTCTTTCATTAGAGGAAGGGGTTTTGCTTTTACCTTCCTTTACGGACTATCTGTTAATCTTGCAGAACGAGATTACATTAAAATTATTTGCGGTTATTCCATCGGTTATTGATACAAATGAAAGAATCACTACGCTATCCATTAGCACTGATGTTGACGATGCTGTCAATGGTAGTATTCTTGTTACTGATGGTGGTCGCTATAACTATATTATATATGGTCAAAATTCGTCTACTAACTTGGATCCTACTGATGCTGATGTGGTTGGTGAGATTAAAAGAGGTTATATCGAATTCACTACGCTGACGCAATACTTTGACCAACCAACGCTAACCATACCTAATGACATCGAATACAATGGCTAACATTGACGAAATAAAGCAACGCATTGGTGCAACTCAAATAGAGATGTCCAAATATGTGAAGATTGATCCCATTGAAAAAGAAGATAGAAAGGGATGGGTTAACTATGGTGAGAGCAATGCGTTCCCTCAATATTTGATTGAACTTTACAATGAGTCACCAGTACACGGCGCACTGGTTAACTCAATTAGTTATATGATTGCAGGTCGCGAATTGACTGCATCAACTCCACAAGCGGTAAAAGAAATTAACCGTTTGAAGTTGGATTCAATTATCCATCCAACATCGTTAGATTTGAAGTTACATGGAGGATTTTATTGGGAGATTATTTGGTCAATGGATAGAAGTACTATCGCACAGATAAACCACCTTCCTTTTGAAAATTGCAGGTTAGCTTGTAGTGATGAGGAAGATGATGTTGTTGGTGTATGGTATTCAAGAGATTGGAACGATATGCGGAAAAAGAAAAACACACCGCATTATATTCCGATGTTCGATGTCAATACCAATGAAGCTGAACCAAAGCAAGTATTGTTTGTGCATAGCTTGATGGTTGGTAGTGAGTATTATCCCAAACCTGATTACGTTGGTGCAATCAATGAGATTGAAAAGATGAGGCAGTTGAGCGAGTACCAGGTCAATCTTATTTTAAATGGTTTCTTCCCATCTTTGATTGCATCTTTCAATAATGGCATCCCATCATTGGAAGAACAGCACATGATTAAGAATCAATTGCAGATGTCTTTGGGTAGCGCAGAAAATGCAGGGAAGGTATTGACATTCTTTAACGAAGAAAGAGATAGAGGTGTTGAATTCACTCCATTTCCTGTTAGTGATATGGATAAGCAATTCACCACGTTAGTTGACCAATCGGTAGAGGCAATTTTGGTGAGCCATCGTGTTACATCTCCTTTGTTATTTGGTGTGAGAGATGGCGGTGGATTGGGTTCGAATACCGATGAGATGAAAACTGCGATGCGTATTTTTCAGCGTCAAGTTATTGAGCCATTTCAAAGATTAATTACAGGTGCAGTAGAGGAAGCGTTGGCGTCATTTGGTGTATTTGGTGAAGTTAAAATTGTGCAGAATGATTTGTTCGCTGATGAGATGGTAGTAGATGCAGCAGGTGAAGTAGCACAACCAGTTGATGTTGCAAGTCAAGCAATGAATGGAGCGCAAATTTCATCATTACTTGAAATCATTACACAAGCTACTGCTAATGTGTTGACTATTCCATCTGCAAAGGCTGTATGTAAAACTGCATTCCCAACAATGACAGATGCGCAAATCAATAACATATTTGATAACCTATCAAATGTCCCTATTGATCCCACGCAAGTAGTCCAAAAAAAAAAAGTTAATTTAGAAAGTTACGAGCCTACGGATGAAATGGCAGGTGAAGCGGAGTTAGGTTTGAAGTGGCGAGAGGAATATGGAAGGGGTGGAACGGAGATAGGTGTAGCAAGAGCAAGAGATATAAGTAATAAGCGCAATTTGTCTTTTGATACAGTGCAAAGGATGAATAGTTACTTTTCTCGGCACGAAGTAGACAAAGAGGCAACTGGATGGAATCAAGGTGAAGATGGATTTCCAACAGCAGGTCGCATTGCTTGGCAACTATGGGGAGGTGATGCAGGTAGAGATTGGGCAAAGCGCATTGTTGAGCGTGTGAATGAGAATCAATCAACTCACGTGTGTCAATCTTCAAATGATTTCACAGATGAGGAAGGTAGAATCTTCATTGATGAGTTGAAATCGAAAGCTGAATACATTGATAAAGAGGAATGGGAATTGATAAGTGAGGAAGATGTACTTGACCCTGAGAACGAGTTAAATTACACCTCACAACTCTTTAACAAGATGCCATCAATGAGTGATGCAAATGGTGGGGAGAAATCACAATGGGGTGATGCAGGACTTTACAAATTACGTTATGCATATTCTCAAAACCTATCTGCTAACTCACGTGAATTTTGTATTGATATGGTGGGGATGTCGGCATCAGGTGCAGTGTTTAGATACGAAGATATAAAGAGGATGAGTGATAAAGGAGTGAATGGAGATTTCGCACCTACCGGTCAAAGCACCTATGATATTTTCGTCTACAAAGGTGGCGCATTTTGTCACCATTTTTGGAAGCGTCAAATATATATGAGAAAGAGAGATTCAAAAGGTAGAATTTTGCCTAACGAAGGTCTTGAAAATGATAAGCGTGTGGGCAATAACCCATTCGTTCCAAAGAAAGGAGTTGAAGGTGTTGCTCCCATAAATACACCATCAAGAGGTTCAATTAAATACGCCTAAAAAAATGCCAATACCACAAGAGATACTTTTAATCAACGAGGATTACATAAAGAAGTTCACTCCTTTAACCGATGCAGTTGATCCCAATTTAATTAGACCTGCCATTTATTTGGCGCAGGATAAGTATTTGACCAACTTTTTGGGAACAAATTTGACGGTTAAATTAAAGGATGATGTAGCCAATAGCACGTTATCAGGTGATTATGAGACATTGCTCAATGAGTACGTGTTGAAAGTTGTGTTGTGGTGGACTATGGTAGAGTTATATCCATCATTATTGTACAAGCACGATAACGGAAATTTGGTGAGTAGACAAAGTGAAGACACTACACCAGTGACCAAGTTAGAAATGGAGTCACTCAAAGAGGCTGCACGTCAAAACGCAAGATGGTACACCAAAAGAATGGTAGACTATTTGTGTTACAATAGCGAACTATTCCCCGAGTACACCAACAATACAGATAACAACATTTTCCCTGATCGCAACCCATACGGAAAGAGTAACTTTTTAATTTCTAATTCATATAAAGAATGGCGCAACAAGTGGTCAATAAAAGACTTTCTACCCCCATCGTATTAAAGCGTAAGGAGTACGAAAAACTATTGAAGCAATATCTTAAAAAACAAGAAAAGAGATGAAAGTAAAGTTGTGGTTATTAGGTATTGCAACAGTGTTTCTACCAATCAAAGAACTGATGATTACAATCGGTTTTTTGGTTGCGATGGATATGGTGGTGGGTATTTGGAAAGCTATCAAATTAGGTCAGCGAATTAGGTCACGCAGGATGAGTGATACAATCACTAAATTGATGTTGTATCAAATTGCAATTGTGAGTGGATTCCTTATTGAGACCTATATAATCACCGAACTTATCCCCATCACAAAGTTGATAGCAACCGTTGTGGCTATCATTGAATTTAAGTCAATCATTGAATCAATTGAGTCAGTGACTGGTAAAGATTTGTGGAGTAAGATAAAGGCAATCATAGGTAGAAAAAGCGAAGATATAACCGATGCAATGACTGATGGACAAAGTAAGTAAATACGTGAGTTACTTTGAGGTAACGCATAGCAATCAAGCGAAGGCATTAAGGATTAGCAATATTCCAAATGCTGAACAATTGGGTAACTTAAAACTGGTATGTACCAACATATTTGACAAAGTGCGTGAGCATTTCGGTGTACCCATTGGAATCTCATCAGGCTTCCGCAGTCACGAACTTAATACACGCATCGGCGGTAGTAAATCGAGCGCCCATATGGAAGGCAAAGCGATTGATGTGGATGGAGATATTCACGGAGGAGTGAGCAATAAAGAGATATTTGATTACATCAAAAATAATTGTACATTTGACCAACTCATTTGGGAGTTTGGAAGTGAGAACGCACCTTCTTGGGTACACGTAAGTTATAATCGTGAAGGGAATAGAGGTCAAGTGTTACGTGCGGTCAAGAGTGGTGGTAGAACAGTATACCAACCATTCTAAAAATATATGGCAGAAAGTCAAAAGACAAAAATCGCAAGAGAATTGCGTGAGCGTTTTCCTGATACACCAACTTTAACTCTCGCAAAGAAGTTAAGCAAAGAACATTTTGAGACCTTCTTAGGAGTTGAAGATGCGAGAGATGTACTGCGTTATATTGAAGGAAAAAAAGGTGTGAGAAATCGTAAAAAAATAACAGATAAATCTTTAGTTAAAACCGAAGAAAGACCTCGCAACCCATTTAAGTTGCCAAAGTCATACGCAAAAGGTCGAAAGCATATTGAGGTTAAAGGCAAAAAGATTCTCATCCTTTCCGATATTCATATTCCTTACCACGATATAGATGCGTTGTCAACTGCTATCCAGTGCGGATTAGACGAAGGAGTGGACACGGTTATATTAAATGGTGATGCGTTAGATTGTCACGAATTAAGCGACTTTGTTAAAGATCCAAAGAAAAGAAAATTCAAGGAGGAACTTTATGCAATGCGCAGCTTTGTTTATGAGTTGAGACAAACATTCCCCAACGCTGAAATCATTTACAAAGAAGGCAATCACGAAGAAAGGTATTGGCGTTTTATGCGTGTGAAAGCACCTGAGTTGGTTGATATTGATGCCTTTGATTTCGCTACACTTTGCCATCTTGATAAGTACGATATTAAATTTGTTCAAGGTAAAAACAAAATAAATATTGGTGGCTTATCACTATTTCACGGTCACGAATTCGGAAAGCAATTTATGCCATCTGTAAACGTAGCACGTGGGTTGTTTTTAAAGACAAAGGCCAATGCTATGTGTGGACATCATCATCAAACTGCTGAACACACGGAAAGAGATGTAAACGGAAAAGTTATCACGTGTTGGGGTGTGGGGTGTTTGAGTGAGTTAAGTCCTGATTACAACCCATACTCAAAATATAATCACGGATTTTGCATAATAACCAGAGGCAATGGAAAAGAATTTCACGTTAAAAACTATCGTATTAATCAAGGCAATATCTATTAGTATTGGAATTGCAATTGGTGTACTGATATGTGAAAAGAACTATCAACCAATCACAAAATCGGTTTACCACAACGATACAATTGTTGTGTTAAAGGCGAGAATTGATACGCTGAAAGTTGAACGCATTAAATTAAAGACGATATATGAAAAGGATATTGATACTATTTATATGTTTGATAGCACTGCCATTGATAGCGCATACACAAAGGCAATTGAGCGACTCATTGAGATGGAAGGAGCTGGATTCTTTACGCACTGAGCGCAGGTTAGTTGTACTGGGTGTGCGTTCACTTGACTACTACATTGTAGTCAACTCAAATTTAAGTAAGGAGAATCAGTCACTAACCAAGATGAATGAACTTAATGAGTCATATATCGGACAATTACAGCGTGATTTGAGGGATATAAGACACATTAACGAGGGATTAACTGAGGAATTAAATGAGGGATTAAGGGCAAAAAAAAAGTGGCGCAATGCCACTCTTTTGATAGTTGGTGCTAATGTCATTTTTTTGACATCATTCGTTTTAAGTAGATAGCAAAATCAAGAGCCTCCTCGTATGCATGTTGCATCCATTCTTTCTCCGATAAGTTAGCCTTATCCACCGTTGTGCCATACTTAATCCTGCCCATTTTCTCCCTTGATATTAGATCAGTAATGACCTCTTTGTAGACATCGGACTGGCAGTTGTCAAAATCGTGTGTTATATTCATAATAATTCAACGTGGTATTTGTGAGATTGATAATTAGGATCCATTTTCAAAATACATTCAAGCAATAAGTATAAATAATGCATTTCGGAATAATCTAATTGATGATTAATTTCACTGATATGGATGCCATCTCCATCATCATATACAGATAATAATTCAACATTGCGATAATTTGCATCCCAACATTCCGCAGAAGTTGTGAATAGTCGGTAAGTTGTTTGATGTGGCTCACCTCTTTCGATTTTAATAATGTACTCATTGACATTATTAATCATTACATTGATTTCTTTAATCATTTGATTTCTAATTTAGGTTGTGTTTCTTTGGCATCTTGAATTAACTTGATGAGTTCTGGCAGCATCCAATAGCCATAGGTTGCCATTTCATAAGTAAAATCATCAAGGTGTTTAGTGATTTCCGGTAAGGTCGCACCGTCTGCATCCCATAAAGCTGTAATAGTCTTTCCGTGTTCACGCTGAATCGACTCATTTAAGCGTTTCAATAACATCTTTGTTTGGTGGTTATAGAACCATTTAATTCCTTCGCATTCATCACCTGCATAGATAGATGCCTGTAACCACATTAATAGGTTTAGCACCTTGATTTTTTCTAACTCATCCTGAGTAATTTCTGTTTTCATTTTATTTGTTTTTAGTTGTGTGCCAGTACATATCGCACTCATTATTTTTGAGTGGAACATTCATAAAATAAGACTGCATCATTCCATCAGTTGCAGTGTAACGATAACAAGATTCTTTCATTGGGCAATTAGTGCCTTTGCATTTTGTGATGTCTGCCATAGTTCAAATATAATTAAGCAAATGCGTACTTTCCAAAATTCTTTTTGAGTTCATAGAATGCCCTCATCATTATAGCATCTGCAAAGTCAGGAGATATACCGTGTCTCTTTTTCAAATCTTCTTTATTGGTCACTCGTAGCTTTCCATCACTATCAATTTTTTCTCTGCGTATCATCTCCAATTCTTTGACAATGGTATCTTTGTGAGTTGACTCAAATGTGATGGCGTTACTGGATATCAATTCGCCAAGTTTGAAATAACAATCCGATTTCAAATTCATATAATTGTCACGCACCGCCTTTGATCCGTTCAGGAATCCTTTGCACCTGATAAAGTCAACTACTCCCCCGCCTATTCCATCTTCGTCAACCAGTACGTTAGAAAGTCTTACGGAGTGATTTTTGATTAGGTCATTGATGGTATCAACAACCTCATTAATTGGTTTATGTTTTAACATCACAAACTTTTCAGCGTGTAAGTTATTCCATACAACTATCACTGTTCTATCATCTCCCATCCGCGCGATGTCGGCAGTGATGAATTTATCTCCCAATGTAGTGGATGGTCGAAAGCATCTTAATAAATCATCGTATTCATACAACCTATCTTTTGTCTCATCGTAGTCCCAATCCCCCTCCAATAATCGTTTGCGGTCAATGTCGGGCAACATCTGTAATGACTCAATGTACACTGGTGAGATGTGTGGGTTATCCGTTGGGAGTGCTTGAATGAATCGCCTATCTTTTCTTATTGAGTTATTACGTTGAGCATCAAAGAACTCTCTGTATAGCCATCCTTTATGGGGATTGCAGGTTAACAGTCCTTTTGGATTGTCATTGATTAGCTTATAGCGGACACGTGAATTCAAGATGTTCACGCATTTTTCGCTTACCTCACTCGCTTCATCTACAAAGTAATCAGTAATTTCAAGCGAACCGAACCGCCCAAAGTCAGGATCCGATGGCATATCAGCCAAGTCCATCAATATGATTTGTGAGCCATTGTACCAATTGATTACGTGGTCTTGCCCATTGTAGGTGAAATGTTTTCCTGCAATGAGATTGTACTTAGTGCATAACTCAAAGAATGTTGCCAGTGTGGATAGTCGCAACTTTTTAAGTTCAGCACGGCCAATTAGTCCACGTGTACCCGGATACTTTAACCGCCTTTTGATTTGCCAATCGCAACCTAAAAAAGATTTTCCAGATCCAGCTGATCCGCCATATAACAACTGCCGACATTCGTTGTCAATTGCAAGATAGGAGAGTGCCTCTTTTTGCTTATCGTGGAATTGTATCATTAGAATAATTTTAATTGTTTCATTGATATATAACCATCCATTATTTTTTCAACTGCTGGATCAATAATATGCGCAAATTCTATTTCGCAAAAAGTTCCGCAATCTGGAACTATTGGAGGTTCGTGGTTGCCTTCATTGATTCCGAGTTCATCCAAAAATTTATTCTTAATACAACTATGACCTGCAATTCTTTCAGCTTTTGCCATTCTTTCAAATTGATTTGGAAAGTGTTTACGAACGTGATTCCAATATCCCTTACCACCTTTAACACACCCAATACAATTGTTGTTGTGAAATCCTAATTCATACATTTTTGGCAATCGAATTCCATTTAATAAAAGCAATTCAGCGCATTGTTGCTTTGTAATTTTCGCATCAATTAACGGATATAATGGTTTAGAATCTCCATACTGTTGAGCAAATCTGATGGCTCTATTTATTTCATTTTTTGAGTATTCAAATCCAAATATTTGCCCATCAAATTCAACTTCTTTTTCAATAGCTTTTCTTACATCTTTTTTAAGAACTTTAGTACACGCTGCTCCAGTAGGTGAATTGACAAATTTAACTTTTTCAATTACCTCAAATTGATCTTTATATTTAGCGCAGCGTCTACGTTCAACTGTAACACCTAACCATTGTTCACAATCAGAAATGAATCGTTCATTGTCTTTGTGTGCGGAATCTATTTCGATATAAAATAATCGCACGTTATCTTTTCCATATTCTTCTACAGCCAACTTGCAAGCTATAGCCGAAGTTACACCACAACTAAACCACCCTATTTTCATAAGCTATCCTTGATTTTTTGTTGTAAGATATGACTATCCATAATGTCAGCGTAGATGAGTCGAGACAATTCACACTGATAATCATCTTTGAATCTTTGACGAGTTATCTTATCTAATCTTTTGGCCTTGAAAGCACTCATTGATTGAGCGTCAAGCGTCTTTTTGTAGGCCATAAACTGCCATTTCTTCCACTCATCCTCCGACCACATCTCATCTCGGAGTATCTTCTTGTCATAGAACGTGCGGACTTTCATCGGTGCAAGCATCAACACAAAATCTCTTTTGTTTTCTCTCCATAGTCGGATGTCCTCATTGAATGTCTCAGTCCAATCAACTGGCTCATCACTTGTGTTTGATGGAAGCTCTATCTTTGCTTTCTTTTTATCAAGCGCAAGATTCGTTTTCATCTTAAACTCATTATAGCATTTCAAGACATCGGAAAGGAAAGCAACCGACATCATCCCAAAGCACTCTACACGTGTCCATTCGCTACCAACTGCATTGAGTTGAAACGCAAGAGCCATTTCGCCTGTTGTGAGATATGGGTAGTGCGTCTGCATAGTTACATAAAGAAGATTCGTTTCCTCATCAGAGGGAAGATTCTTGATGCCATACAGCACGATTCCATAGGCAATAGATTGCTTGAAAATGGATAGCGTAATCTCATTAATGCGAGGCGATTCAAGACTTGTGATGAATGCCTTTTCGTTATGCGTTAACCCACTGTTGTAAGCTATCTCGTTGTATACGACCAATTGTGTCATTGTGTTGATTTTTAGTTGTTACAAATTTAGTTAAGTCCCAAGCAGATCTCACCGCTGCCTTCCAATCTTTCATTTTGTTTTTACCATACTTCCAACCTGTGTTGGTGTAATGCGAGATAAAGACATCAGCAAAATGAAGAGCATCTTCGGAGTGTGCATTGGGCATACGTTCAAGGAAATAGTCAGCGACCTCTTCAAGAGATGGCGCAATGAAAAGACATCCTTTCGATTTTGTTTGTTGGATTTCCAACTGGCTCACTCTCTCTTTTAGTGAGAGTACCTCGCATATTAAAGTATTGATGTCCATCGTTCAAATATTGTTTAGTTGTTGTGCAATTATAGCCATTATTTTCAAATGCGTCAAAAAAATCATTCACTATGAATCTCCATTGACCATCAATCTTGTAAAGGTCACAGAATTTTTTAATTGAGTGGAGGACAGTTGAATGGTCTACTCCAACAGGAGCACCAATATCTCTCAAAGTCTTTTTGTTGTTGGTGAAATAGTTGAAAGCAATAACGATAGCACGTGCATCCACTACATCTCGCCTACGTGTGCGACTTTGAATCTCACTGTATTTGACATTCATCAAATTAAGACACGCATCGCTTATGATGTCATCAATAACTTTTGTTTCTTCAATTGCTTTGATTTCTTCTGGTTGGTTAACCACCAATTCACGCAGGTGTGCAAGTTGTTTTTCGATTGAGTCTATCGTGTTTAGTAGTACATCGTTCATCACAAATAATTTATAGGTTCGTGTTCGTTTTCGTTTTCAGCCACAGCCAATGAGATCAATTGGCATTTGTCAACTCCAATCATCTTGGATAGTTTATCAATGTGCTGAATACTCATCGTAATTGGATAGGTTTCGTACTTGCGACCAGTAGGCCAAGTCACTCCCATTGCTTTCGCAAATTCGTAAGTGGATGGGTAGTGGGTTCTTATTAGTGTTCTAAATTTCATTTCAATTTTTTTAAGTAATCAATTAATTCTTTCGGGCTATCAAAGTTGATAACCCCCCTTAAAAAGGGAGGTCATCAGCGTTATTCATTTTGCCATCTTGGATAGCATCCTTGTAAGGATTTTCGCCTGTGGTTAAATAGATTTCAAATGCCTGAGCAGTGGCGCATATCATCCCAATCTGTTGGTTGATGGGTTCGCCTTCACCTTTATGCAAGTCAACTGCTGCCTTCAATGCCACAGCACGTGCAATATCTGCGGACTTATCTTCTTTGACAAAGGACTTTCCACCACCACCATTCCAAGCAGGTTTCTGCTCTTTCGCAAATTTGATATTCCAGTACCTACCATTTTGCGTGTAATCGTACTGCTTTTCATCTCCAACTTTGAAGGGTGGTTCTTGTGATGCAGCGAAGCATCCACCGACATCTCCATTTTCCATTTCTACCTCAAATTTGAAGAGGTCTTTCCATGTGCCATTATTTTGAATGGACTTGATTTTACTTGTTTTCATTGATTTTCTATTATTTGGTTTTCAATTTCTTTGATTAATTTGGGTGCGTAGGTTAAAAACAATTCGTACATATCAACCCCATCTACGTACACGAACTCGATTTCTAATTCGCATGATGCAGGAGTACCACAGCCATCGGAATCGTATATACAACCGTTATCTTGTTCGTATTGATACTCCACAACCATTTCCACGTTGCAGATTTCTATTGTCATTTCGCTCATCGTTTGTAGGTTTTTTCAGTGAGTAATGCCTCCATTCTTTCGAATGGTTTGCGAGGTGAACTTTCCGCAATGTGCTGAGCAATTGCGTTAAAGTCAAGTTGCTCAGTTGGATAACTGGATGACATCACACAGATGAACTTGCGTGGGTATTTTAAATCAACATTTTTCATAATGAACATTTGTTTTTAGTTTTTCGATTAACTCATTTGCCTCATCCAAGTTGATTAAAAAATCAATTTGAGATAATTTGTAATTGTCATCGTGACGAGCATTGATCCAATTGGTAAGCAATGATTTAATTGCAAGGGACTCTTTGTGATTAATCACGAATACTCCTGATGCCAATGGATTTCTGTCCGATTTGAATTGAGACAAATTAGTCCCAAACAATTCGATTTTTTTGTATTGCATCTTTCCCATAACTTAAATGATTTGAAAGATGAATGCTTCAACTCCATTGACGTGATACGTGCC